TTAAAAAACGTCGACAAGCTCGTACCCCATTGAGCTACTATTAATGCACTCTCATTGGTACACCTCTAATGATAAAAAAGAGAGAACAAGTAAATGTACTTGTTCTCTCACTATAGTTTACCAACTTATACTGCAGGTTGATTGATTATAAACACTTTATTTCTTTCATACGCAAACGCTAATAATGGGTTTTTATTTACGTCTATATGAGCACCATTCCAATTTTGAATTGTGTTGTAAGTATTTTTTAAAAGTGTGTTAGGCTTAGAGCTGTATATAATAATTATTGACCCCGCTGGCATATAAATACTTTCAAGATTTTCAGCTAAATCATACGCTATTATTCTGTTAGCTATTCCGCCGTTATTGTTCATAAGTGTTCCTAGATCTTTAGGTATAACAGTTTGATAACTGTTTACTTTTACACCGTTTTCAGTCATAATGCAATCTAACGCATCAATATCGTCCTTAAGATAGGCACCATTAGGCATTATTATCGTTGAACCATTTGATGAAATTAATTTAAATCTTGTACCAGCATCTGCTTTTACATTTGAAAGTTCTAAATATACTGACTGGTCATATGTAAAAATAAAAAATAAACTAGGTCTTAATTCGTTAGCACTATTTGAAATAATTTTGTTAGTGTGGTCAGCTTGTATTATTAGTCCTTTTGTTGCATTATCTGAAAAGTTTTTATAAGCAGGGTATTGCACAATATTACCCAAGTCGCTACAGTCTAAAGTTCCACTATTTTCTTTTATTAAAAAAAGAGGGTTTGTGTCACTACTTTTAAAAGAGCATGTGTCTGCTAATTTTAAATATCCATAGTTTTCAATACAATTATTACATTTCCAAGCGTACCATGAGTTTACAACTAAGTGTGCTTTATTAAGAATTGCCGTTCCACAATATTCAGTTCTTAGAGTATCTATCAAAACATTGTTAGCATTTACATTATCAATAGCTAAGGCATAGTCGCACTTTGAAAAACCCATATTATCCATTTTTGTTGTATCCCAAGCACCGCTAGTACCACTTCTAGTATACCAAATACCATATTCAAGAGTTTGAATTAAGCAATCCTCAAAATGTATATTAGTAACGTTAGTAATACCAGATATTGTTACCTTGTCGTTTATTTCGTAAATAATACCTTTAGCATGATTACCACTAATTGTATTGTCATCACTGCTTTTCCCATTTACCCAAACATTTTTAAAATAAATGTTAAATCCATTCACCACTTTAAAGCCGTACATAGAAGAATGTATGCGATTAATTCTAATGTTATCAAAAGTCACATTATAAGAATTATAACATAATAAAAATGAGCCACTTAATTCAAGATTAATAAATCCATTTTTAACCGTTATATATGTGGTAGGATTTTCAGCGTTTAGCTCTGAAATTTGAAACATTGGAAAGTCATTTAAACCAGTTAAATTACACCAATTTAAATCTATAATTCTATTTGAAGGAATTTTAACTATACTACCAACATAAGTATTTTTGTTTTTTGGAAATTTAGTATTTCCTGTATTGAAGGCTTTTTGTATTGCTTCGCTGTCATCTGTAACACCGTCAAATTTTGCGCCGAACCATAATGGATTTACCCAAAAATCAGCTAATGATTCATTTAATATTTCAGCAAATTTACCATTATTAAACCACTCATTTAAAATGTCGTTTATAATGGCTTTTAAATTAGCGCTTAGATTTGATAGCTCATTATTCGTTTTATTTTGTGCTGATATTATTTCATTTACTTTATCACATACTTTACAAAGAAATTCATAATAACTTAAGCTATCGTCATAGACTAAAGGGAGCACCTTTTGACACCAAAATCTAATAAGTTTTAAATCGTTCATATTTACCTCACATTCTCTTTACCACAGAGTAAAAAATAAATCTTTAAGTTCATCAATAATCATCATATCAATATTTAAAAATGTTTCCCTAAACTTTAGTAACATTTCTGATTGGCTACCTTCATACCCTAAAACTTTGTCAACATAACTGTCGCTTCTATTTCCCGTTCCTGTCTCATTATCGCTAGTTGTTCCGTTGAGGCTACTACTCGTATTATCTGTACCCATATTATGTGTAGCACTTGTTAAATAATCGTTACTATCAAGTCCGTCAATACCGCCCTGTGGTGTATCGCTGTAATAGCTCCAAGTACCGGTACTTCCGTCAGTTCTCGAGCTACTAGAATTAGTGCCATTTCTGTTAGTGGTTTTGGTTTCGCTCCCACTGCCTTCATGTGTAACACTCCTGTCCACGCTAACTAACGGTTGGATTTTTAACAATTCACTCTGATAAAGTTGGTTATAATAAGGCATTATGTTTTTCATTTTATCACTTAGAAATAGCTTCCACCTACCTACAGTTTCGCAACAAATCTCTCTTGTGTAGTAATGTCTTAAAATCTTTTTACAAAGTTCAGCGCGATATTGTTCATCAAAAATAGGGAAGTTGCTAAAAATTTTATTCCAAGACTTATCGAGTATATCTTCAATGTCATTAAAACCACATGACTGTGTAAGATTTGCGGTTGTTTCACAAATAAATCTAACTTGTGTTGTGTATTTACTCATCATCATCCTCCTTCCTGTCGTCATTTTGATTGAATACATCTCGGAAATGACAGCTAATTTCAGTGCCAAACATTCTGTTAATTTGTTCACATGCCTGTTGTCTAGCAAATTCTCTCGAATATCTGTTAGCCATTACACCACCCTGTAGTCTTTGCACTTCGTCCTTAATCATTCGCTCTTTTTTTTGAATACTGATATTTGTTACACCTAAATAAGTGAGCGCTTCATTCCATAGATTAACTTTTAACTCAAATAACTTATCAGCAACATACGGTGCACCTGTTGTGAACACACCAAACGAACTGCCGTCTCCCTCCAGGAAATCATTACTGCCAAAAATAACAGGTTGATTGCCGTCAAACTGCATATATGCATTTTGTAGAGCTAATTGTTGTTGTTCACTCCCTTTAATTAAAATGGGGGTTCTTTGAGCTTTACAGTTGATATCAATACTTGCGTCAAGTTCTGCGAGTCTTTTAGCATATATTTCCATTTTACTTTTACAGCACCAGTGAGTCATATTATCCCATATAATAACACTGTCACTCTTACCGCATACACGCTGATATCCATTAGAAGCATAAGCTCGTCTATCTAAAGGTATATTGTAAACATCAAGCTGACCACCAAGCACACTTCTCAAGCACAGATTTCCCATAACTTCATCATTAAAATACAACATAGCTTTATCTTCGTACAATCCAACTTCAATAAATCGTGCATCTACAGTGCTAGGAAGTCCAGTCCATTCAAACGAGCTAATTGCTATTTCTGTAAATAAATCTAAGTATTGGTCAAAAGTGTAAAGCTGATAAAAAGCGCTGTCACTAAATGAAGTACGCGCTTGCGCTCGTCTTGCCGTTCTTGCCTTACTCAATTTTATCCACCACCTTTCTAAACTGAATTGTCAAGCGAATAATTACCAACTTCATCGGGGTGATTCCAAAAGGTAATGCCTTGGTTAAAATAACTTTCAATCAAGGCTATATCATCGCTAGGTGCTCCGCCAACTATTGTACAATCAACAGTTTTTGTATAATTCCAATGTGGTCTACTTGACACATTAGGTATTTTAGTAGTATGACATGCATAGCCAAACACATCAAAATACTTATCTATCGCCTTTGCATACTCAGCAGTGATAGACTTTCGTTGAGCAACAAAACACACTTGTCCTTTACCGAATAGTGCATTATTAGTTGCATAATTACCCTTTACATCATTAGCGGAGATACTCGCTGTATAAGCACTTGTTAATATATTTTGCACACTGCCCAGTGCTGAGTTACTAGACTGTCCAGTAATCATTCCCGTAGCAGTTTGAACGGCGGACGGAATAGCGTTGATTGTAATTGGTACAGCATTTTGAGCAACCCACGCGTTAAATGCGTCTACATTCCACGAACATAAAGGGAAGCTGTCAAGTGTGATTGTTTCTGTCATATCCATTCTGCCTGTGCCACTGGTTTCTGTGGACTTGTATCGATCAAGTCTTAGCACTTCTTGTACTGGCATTGTCATGTTACCAACTATGTTATAATATGGTGTAAGATTTTCTGAGAATTCATAGCGTTGGATTAATGTTTGTCCGCAATTATTTCTTACTTCATTAAAATTGAATGGATAAGTGTATAGTTTCTTGTTTCGTGGTCTGTAGCCATTTATTGTGTCAGTATTACTAATTGGTACACCAGTAACATTTATTGGTTTGGTGTTCCCTGTAAATGTAATATTAACTCCTTCGTCCGTAACATCAACAGGTAGTATATCTGTAGGACACGTGTAAAGAGCTAATATATTTTCGGGAGTAGTTAAGTACTGATTTAAAAAATTAGTGAGATTATTACTACCCGTTTCTGTGTTAGCAAAGGCTTTTATTTGATACCCACTATAAACACCGTCGTAAATATACCCTCCTGTCGTGGCAAGTAGTACCATAGTGCATGTACTCAATGAACCTAACCCAATTGTCTGTGGATTTCCATTATAGACGTACTCGCCACATTCAACGTTTTCGGGTAAGATATGCTCACCAATTTTATCACTAATCGAATGTTCTCTTTCAACAAAGCACTCTTTTCTTTCAATGTCGAACCAGTATGTTTGTATAACATCAATTTGAAAGCTTATTTCCACTGTGACATTGTTAATATACTCAATCCCTGTCACAAATGCATAAAACCAACGCGTGCTGAAAGCTGAGTTTTGAAACATCATGTAATTACAGTCATATAACGCGTCTGCTGTAGACTGTAAACGACATTTACCCTTATTAACTCTGTTATAACTTACATTAGCAAAATGTTTTTTGGCTTTACTAATAAAATAATTTGTCTGTGTTTTCTTATCTGAAAAATAAATTGTGTGTTTCTGCTGAGTGGAAAGGGGGATTCCACTCAGCATGTACACTTCACTGTTGGGTACTATGTACATATATCATCATCCTTTATTTAATACGACTATGTCACCTACAGCGTTTTTCGCTGTGATGTTTGTATCACCTGTGTAGGTTGTTCCGTCTAAGTCAGCTATTAGTGTAATTTGCGTTGCGATCTGTGATGAAGGAATTACAATAGCACCATATTTCTGTACGGCAATTCCTGCTTTGGTGAGAGCTTCACTCTGTACAAAATTAAGTGTATTCGGTGCAAGCGTAGCTGTGTCGTCCTGTACATCAAGTGTAAAGATAGTACCGACTTCGGAGGTATCTTTTCCTGTAATTTGTACAGTAATTGTAGGGGGCTTGGCAATTGTCGCGGCACTGTCAACAAAAACGATTGCATTCGCAAAAGGTGAGTAAGAAATAGTTTTCCAACAATGTAGCCAATAATTCCAATATAGCCCACTGCCAACAGGTGTTTCATTAAACTCGAATAAGTTGTCGTAAACCTGAAACCACTCCTCATCAAGTAAAACACCTTTAACGTCTTTCATCAGTTCAAGCTCTTCTGATGTTACTTCTTCAAGTCCTGTCGACTCTTCTCTAATAGCCTCAAATCTCGCATTATCAAAAGAGGTAAAATCATCAATTAAATGAAGCTTTCCAATAAATTCCGCTTTGTCCATGTTGAAAGCAGCCGCAAGCACTTTAACGTCAAATTTTGCATTAAAATCAGCGTCCATAAAAATACACTGTTTATCAATAGGTGTGTTGTTCTGTACATGGCTCTCATTAAATCTACCAGTCATATCAATAGGAAGTAGATTTGATTTACCCCTAAAAGCTACAGCGATATTATCCATGTCAGTAGTATCAATCGGCTGTGGGTATACTTTACCGTGGGAAATTGCTTTAATAAGTAGATACTTGAAAAGTAAGTACTCGTCATACTCTGCTGACTGATACACCTGATTGATGATTGATGTAATAAGATTAGTAACACCGTCAGCAGATGTAAATGCTCGTCTTAAAGCCTGCTTCTCAATAGTAATTGGATACATTACTCGCCAGTTAGTCACATGAAAAACTGACTGAACATTAGGTAGAGTACGCTTAAACTCTCTACTAGCACCCTTTTCGGCGTCATATTTTACAGCCTTAATGATACCGACAAAAATGTCCTCTACAGTTTCTCCAAACTCTAAGTAACCTTTTTTAAGGTGCTTATATGGATTGTTGAAAGTTGCACTCTTCATACGCACCAGTGCTATTCTATTAACTAAAGCGTTAATAAATTCATTGGAATGAGTTTGGTTTCCAAACAGGATTTCACCAACTTTTGGAATGTCCTGTTCTTTCTCTATATTTGGAATATCTTTCTGATATGCATATGATGCATTGTTTCTAATAACATTTAAAATGTCAATCGAGCGTGCGTCAAGTTTCGTTTTAGCAATTATTCTAGCCATTTAGTCCTCCTCCTTTTCAAATAAATCATCATAGGAATTATACTCTTTTTCTTCTTCGGGTTTGGTAGGAGGAACAAGTTGCTCCTCATTCTTATCAACAAAACGTGCAATATATTTATCTCTCCACATTTTGTCATTTTCTTCATATTTCTTCTTCCATTCGTCAGCATCGGACGAGTCAATTGAATCAGATATATCTTCGATAATCTCAATTGTTTCATCATCAGTCCTATCACCGACATATTTTTTTATTTTTTCAATTAGTTCGTCTTTTGATAATTTAGCCATTATCATTCTCCTTCCTTAAAATCGTCTGCGCAACATCATGTAAATAGGTAAATGTTTTCTTGTTGATGTCGGGGGCGGTGTGGGGGGTGTGGGGGGTGTGGGTGGTACAGGCGCTCCACTAAGATACTCAAACCAATTCTTGCCGTTCTCTATTCTTTCATCGAGAGCTACAACGCCCGCGCGTTCTCTTTCAAAACAGTAAGCTTTGACTGCTTCCACAACATCCTTAAGTTGTGAAAATTGTTGTCCTGTGTACGGATACCTTTGAGTTGGTATCCACTGACCGCCATAGCCTTCAAGTACTTCGGCATTAATAAGCTGACATTGTAAGTTGCCGTCTTTCCAATCCTTACCCTGAGCGCTTGCGTAGTCAGTGAGGTTTGAGGAAGGTGTCCACTGAATTAGCCCCCACCCACTAGATATACTTACTCTCTCTTTTAAAGCAGGGTTTAAGGTACTTTCTCTCTGAATATTCCCTAGCATACCACAGATACTTTCAAGTGTGTATTTTCCAGTAAAATAAGCGTTAAACTCTACAGCGTTATTTTCCATTTGCGCTTGTGTCAGATACTTCCTAGTACCTTCAATAACTACCCATGACATTAAATTACCTCACTAAGAAGTGATTTCCATGTATTGTTACCACACTCGCCGTCCTGTAAAAGATTATGGTCTTTCTGAAAATTAATACATGCAGATACGCACCCTTTACCATAATGAATATCAATTGAACCTGTATAATATCCTAACTTTGACATTAGTATTTCAAATACAGTAACATCGTTATTTTTAGTACCTTTTTTCAATAAAGACATATTTGCTAATTTCTCCTTTTTAAAATCAACAATTCTTTTAACAAGTACTAAGTCGTTTCGGTGAGAAATATTAGTAATTGAAACACCCTTACCCTTGTTTGTTTTTGTGTTTTTACTATTTCCTATCGACTCAATCATTTGTGCACCGTTAATAGCAATTGCTATGTGAGTAATTCTCTTGGTTGATTTACCAAAATAAAGTAAATCAGCACTTTGAATATTTGTTACTTTTTTGCCTAACGCTGAGTAGCCTTGAGCTGTAGTTCTTGGTACTTTCATGCCACACTTATTAAGTACAGAATATACAAAACCACTACAGTCATATCCACCCTCAGAGTCAGACTCTCCGCCCCATACATAGGGCTTTCCAATATACGTTCTTGCCGTTGTTACAATATCACTACTTGTCATTGACATTCACCTCACTGTCAAGCTTATCACAAAGTTTTTGAAGCACGACTGTATTATTGTTGAGTGCTTCTGCAAACTTGGCTGTCTCTTCCTTATGTGTATCATTAATTTTGTTAATGTAATAACACATAATTAGACACATTCCTATGGGAAAACCAAGCGTGGAAATTAATGTTGATATGTCGTTAATCATAATAGAGTCCTCCTTTCTTTTTTCTTATTATAACATATTATCCACAAATTATCAACGTTAATTTGACACATTGTGGGTAATTTGATATAATAAACTAAAGGAAGTGGATATATGAAAGAAATAAAATACTATGACGGCACTAAGCTATTAAGCATGAAAGATATTAACGGAAATGTACCCGAAATTTATATTTCAACATCAAATAGAAGTGCAGGAAAAACAACATATTTTAATAGATACCTAATTAATCGCTTTTTAAAGTATAATGAGAAATTTTGTCTACTGTACAGATTCCAAGACGAGTTAAAGGACTCCGCGGACAAATTCTTTAAGGATATACACAATCTTTTTTTCTCAGCATACACCATGAAGGCTGTACAAATCGGCAATAGTAAAATGTATGAATTATTTCTGTGCAGTGCATACGACGAAGAGGATGAAGGAAAATCCTGTGGCTATGCCGTTGCTCTAAATTGTGCGGATAAAGTAAAAAAATATTCTCATTATCTGAGTGATGTATCAAGAATACTTTTTGATGAATTTCAGTCTGAAACCAACCATTACTGTGCTGATGAAGTTAGTAAATTTATAAGTATTCATACTTCAATAGCAAGAGGTAATAATAGCCAAGTTAGATTTGTTCCCGTAATAATGATTGCAAACGCTGTGACGATATTAAATCCTTATTACACAGCTTTAGATATTACTGAGAGACTGACATCTGACGTGAAGTTTTTACGTGGTGTTGGTTTTGTTCTTGAACAAGGGTATAATGAGAGTGCTTCTAAGTTACAAGAAAGTTCACTATTCAATAGAGCTTTTAGCAAATCTAATTATGTAATCTATGCGTCACAGAATGTCTACCTAAATGATAATAATGCTTTCATCGAAAAAATGAAAGGTCAGAGTAAGTATTTATGTACACTTAAATATAAGGGTCAAGAATATGGCGTTAAAATGTTTGAAAATGAAAGTATAGTTTACTGTGACAAAAAAGTTGATACAGATTTTAAACAAAGAATTTCGGTTACAACAGATGACCACAATATTAATTATGTAATGCTCAAAAATAATGCTTGGTTAATTGACTATATGAGATACTTCTTTGATAGAGGGTGTTTTAGATTTTATTCTCTTGACTGTAAAGAATGTATTCTTAAAGCTCTAGCATATTATTAATGTTATCTGCGTTAGTTTTTTTTGTAACATTGGTGTGGAAGGCTCTTTGAAATATAAGACACACCTTTGTAGTTGGGTGTATGCCTACCCATGCATTAAGAATTAACGTTATAGATATATTAAAGAGGCAGAATTTTTTCTGCCTCTTTTGTTATGTTTCACGTGAAACATTTTATCTCATTTTATATGTTGTCTCTTGTAATACAATTCCTCCTCTTATTCTCACAGGTCGGAGTTTTCCATAGACTTCCAACCCCTGTTTAAAATCTGCAAGCGTTCTCTTCGTTTTCAAAAAGTCCTGTTGAATTGTCGGGTATTTCTCTAGTTCTTCATCTGTCACACCTTCCATTGATTTAAGAAATAATTTCTTACACCTATCGGGCATACCAGCGCATTTTACATTATAGTATGGCTCATTAATTGGTTCTTCATCTTCATGCGTAACATGCTCAATATATGTTTTCTGTCGAACAAAAATAGCCTCATCCCAAAAGCTCTCGAGCTTCCAACAACAAAAATTAGAGGGGTGTATTTTTATTCCTTTAATATTTTTCGCTGTAGTGCAACAATGTATGCTATCCGTGTCGGCGTATACAAAATATTTATAGTTTTGCTGTGCCACTCGAATAGTAAAATTTCTAGCATAACTTGTTATAGCTGAACCTATTGCGATATACATAACTTTCTTTTCGTGTTCTTCAAATGTTGTAAAACCTAGTGTGCCGTCGTCCTTCTCTCTTGCCACTTTAAAAGAGGATATATCCGAACTGCTAAGTTTTCCATATAAGTTATTTAAAAAGAGTTTTGCTAGTGTTCGCCTTGCCCCTGTACTATTTTGCTTGATTTCCTTATACTTATTAATATACTCGTCAAAAATTCCTGTTATAGTTCTAAAGTAACATCCATCCAATAACTCAAAATCTACAAGGTTGTAATGCTCCTGTAGCAACTCAAAATCAGTCTGCGTAAGTACCATTTCAACAATAGCTTTTTTAATATTTCCGTCAAAATCTTTGTACCATGTGCATACATTTCCTGTATCTTTATCAACTATATCAGATGTCTCAAGCATTTCAGAAGCCTTATAGAAAAAGCTTCCTTTAATCTGTATAAATGGTAATTTATTTTCTTTCAAGTAAAAACGTGTGCGAATACGAACAAAATAATAATATTGGTCTGTAAGACATTTTGGCGGTATTTTACCCTTGAAAAAAACTGGCTGACCGTATGGGTAATAATTTCCACTATCTGAGTGCATCATAGACGGGTACAAGCTATTAACGTCCGCTGTGATACCCCCTCTGTAAATTCTGTTTTCACATCCCTTCTTTAAATAACACCACCCTCCCCTGTATGAATGTCTTATATACTCGTCTGCGTTTGAGTATTTATATTCAAGTGGGTTTAATTTATACTGTGTTAAATCAGGAAAAAATGCCTGATAGTCTTGTCTGTCGAGTGTAGCTTTAAATTCAGAGAGACAGCATGAGCCTATGGTAAGTTTTAAGTGCCCCTCAGATTGCATAATTTCTAATGCTTCTTTAACTACAAGAACATCGTTAGCAATATAACGTTTCTCGTCATCTGCAATCGGACAACCTGCATATCTGAACCCCTTATAATCCATATTTAATTTACGATGCTTTGTTTCAAAACTTTTTCCTATTTGTTCAACCGAAAATGGCAATAACTTCAAACTATCTCTAATCTCAATAAATGCATATGGCGTCTTGATAAGTATACTGTACCACTCCCCCATGTCTGAGATTGAATACACAAAAGATTTTGGCGTTAAATCTTTTTTTTTTAAAAAGTGCACATCACTATCATTATTAGGGTTTACATAAAGTTTTTGTTCATATTTCAAATCCGTTAGCAAGAACGATAGCCAAAACGATCCGTCAAACTTTAAGTTATGGTAATATATGCAAATATTCTGCTTTAAGTTATAAAGATAATTATAAGTCTCTCTAATAGAATGATGAATTTTAACATCCTCTGTGCCTAGCTCAACAACTGCTGAAGCCCACACCTCTGTGTATGTCTGACCTTCATATACGGTAGTCTCAAAATCCCCTACCATATATTTAATTTGCTTTTTCATATTTCATCCCACGTTTCATCACTAGCTAATGCATTATCGATTTCTGCCTGTTCTGCATCACTTGGTAAATTGCCACTTATTAACGTATATAAATGCTGTACAGCCGTTCTTGATACAGCACTACTTGGGTGATATTTAATTATAACTTCACAAGTTGATAAAAAATCCTCACTCACTTGTGCTATGGAATACAGAACAGTATCTGCGCCATACTTTTCAATTTCTGAGTTTAAAAGATTATTTAACAACTTTGCTGACTCGGATTGTTGAACACCCACGCTTGATATCATGGACTGTACTTTATCCCATACTAATTTTGAGACTTCAAAGGTTTGTTGCCATTCTTTGTTAGACTTAATTCGATTATAGTCCTCTTCGTCTTTTTTTCTTCTCCTGGTTTCCCATGCTTTCCTAGAAGATTCTTGCCTTATTTCTTTTTTTCTCTGCTCAACTGTTATTGGCTGTCCCGTTACTGCACTGATAGCATAAGCTTTCTTATATAGCTGTGCAGGTCGAATTTTTGATAACCTTCTTACAGAACCACTTGTGATAGTTTTTGGTCTTGGGGGTATAATGTTAGGCTCAAACACATAACCTCTTTTTTCTGCGTTTCTAATAAATCGTTTAATTCGATTTCGCTCTTTATTATATTCCTTCAAGAGCTGTGACTTCTTAGTTGTCCTACCCATACACTTTAAACCTCCTATGCTTATAAGTAAGGGGGGGTAAAACCCCCCCTTTTATTAATAAATACTCTAAATAATTAAAGTATCATTAACTGGTAAAATTTTCTACCACTATTGGATGTATTCTCACATACCTCTATGAGGGCATGTCCTTCATCTAATATAATATCCTCAAGCATATCTAACGTTTCATTAATAGTCTTAGAAATGCTTGTATAAACTGTTCTGTCTTTATCAACAAGCACTGATACCGTTACCGGATTACCGTCCTTGTCAGTATCAGCATATTCGCCGACATTAACAACATCAATCTGTAATCCTTCCGCGATTTTCTGTGATGACGCCTTAGCATTAAATAATTCTTTCTTTGATAACATGATATTGATCTCCTTTTTTACTGTGCTGTGTCTGCTTTGTCTACTTTGTCTGTTATTACTTCATCTGCTTCTGCAATATACTTACTGAGTGACATTGTGTATGTCTTTGTAACTGCTTCCTTGTTCGCGATTGCTGAGATTTTAAAGGTATCTGTCTCATACATTTTACGGATGTAATTAAATAGTTTTGCTTCATCCTTCGGTGCTTCGCTCTCATAGATTGGGTATGTCTTTGTCATAGGCTCACACGAAACTGTATCCATACCTAATACCGTGATGTTTAGTGTGTTGATTGTCCTTGTTACGCTTGGTTTTCTCATTTTTAATTTCCTCCTTGTTTTTTGCAATGAGTTTACTTTGTAACTTGTTGTAACTTGTTGTAACATGCACCATTGGTGCAAAGACTAGTGGACGGGATTGCACCGACCCTCAGCTTGGTTACTGCTAGTCAAGTGTTATCAGTGCTTTGCTAAAATAACACCATTTCTTCTGCCTGTTGTTGCTTCTGATATGACAAGAAATGTTAAGTACTTTTTTAAAAACTATTAAATTTCTATGTAAAGAATACCGTCTTTTATTTCGTGTGCTTTAACATGACTATTGAGATGTTGTATAACTTCACTGGTTTTTAGGTGCTTTCCATTTTTAAATGCTTTTATTTCATAGCAGGGTAAAATATTCATTATCTCTAATACATCACACACCCTTGGCACTTCACTGTTAATATATTGACTAATCATTATTATCGTACACATAACGAATGTCACTATAACTAATACTTCATATATGTTCATTTATTAATCCTCCGTTGTAATAAAAAAATTCATTTCTAATAATGTCTACTAGCTTAATCTTTCTTTCAAGTAAATCACTTGAAATAAAAATAGCTTTGCCTTCGTACAACCATTGACCTTTTTCTGATACAATATCCAAATATGCGTTAGTGTCAAGGACTGTAAGCAATTCTTTAAACTTCTTTTAACTTATCCCTCCATTCTTTTACTTCTTCAATTATGATTTCTGCTAATGCTTTAGCCGTGAGATTGGACTCAAGTAATCCAAATGGTGCTTTAAATATGTGCTTATATCCGTCAGCATATATAAAAAAGACTGTTGACGATATTGACGGTTCAATATACGTGCTAACTCTACATTTAATAAACTCTGGCGATGATTGTATTGAATTTTTAACTACTTCTAAATATTGTGCGTGCATTGCACATCCTCCTTTCAACCTCTTGTATAATTCTTTTTAAAGTTAATAACAATAATACAACCCTTGGCAATCGTTGGGACTGAATACATATTGTTTATTATACACTCAAAATATCTGTGTGGCACGTGTTTAAATTCACCTTCCCACTCAAGTATACTGCTTGTTTTTTATCTTTCCTTATCTTTATAATTATTATATCAAATTGATAGAAAAATTGGTGTATAATCTTTTAATAAATTGTAAACATATTATGAACATTATAATTTAATTCTTACTAATTAACCTAATACAAGTAC